TGACAATGAGCCGTGTTGGCTGTGTCGAGCATGACTCCCTCGCGCTCGATTTCCGCTTTTGCGCTTGTGATAATCTGCGTGAGCCTGTCATTATATGCTTCAGTAGTCAGACCTAAGTCGACCGTCAGCATTGCAAGAATGTCACTGTCTGACATGCCTTTCTCCTTTCAATTATTTGCCGCCTCCGCTTGCAAACGTGCCGTCCGGATATTCTGCAATCAGCGTCACGTTTTCGCCGGCTTCTGCAAACACGACTGTGACTGTGGCCGGACTGGCGCCGCTGTTATAATTTACGCTGGATACAGGCAAAAAGAACCATTGCTCGAGTCCACTAGAAGTCCCTTGTATCACGATTTCCAGCTGCGCTCCCGCACGCAGGGCATCGACCACCTGCTTCGCAGTCACGTCCGGCATCGTAATAGCGTCTTGCGCATCGTATTCACCTGGCATCACGAAAACACCGCTTCCGTTCAGTTTATCCGCGGTTATCGTGTCACCCGTTTTCCATAAAACTTTATCTGCCATTTATTTCACCTCTTTCGGCTTTTTAGCCCACAATTGCTGAGCCTACAACAGCGTTTCCCACTGTGGGCTCAGTTATTCCGAGTCTGCGTTTGCAGTGTCAGGAGCGAAGGTGATTCCGGATACACTCGGTGTTGTTCCTTCGATGCCGACAGCAACGAAACCCTCTGCGATAACTGGCTGACCGTCATATCTTCCACGGCCTCTGAAAACAGTCCTGTCCTGAATGAAGTGAACGTGCTCAGACTGGTCAAGTGTGATTCCGCTTCTTTCTGCGAGCAGATAAAGGTCGAAGTATCCGCCGATTATCACGTTATCAGGAACGAAATCAAGCACTTCGATTGCTCCGCCGATAGCTGGCATTGTGCCGTTTACTCCGGACACGATAGCGCCTGCGCCATCGACTTCCAGTGATGCGGCGATGAGTTTGGTATATGTCGCTTCGTTCATGACCCAAGTCTTTTCACCTCTTGAGTAAGCGCCCTTCATGCCAGCGCTGGCAGAAACGATGTTTCTGAAGAGTTCGATTCCTGTTGCGCTTGATGCCACGGTCTTCACGTTGGAAGTGTGCAGGTCTGCCCATGCTCTCGCGGTTGCAGGATAGTCTGCCGGTGCGGTCGTCTCAACGAGCCTTGTCAGGACGCCCTTCGGCATTCTTGTTCCTGTTCCGAAGAGGATGGCTTTGTCCAGTGCATAGCCGACAGCCTGTCCGAGTGCTTCGAGTATCTCGCCTGCGAGTGCGATGTCTGTGTCTTCAAGGTTAGCGTTGCAGATGTCGAAGTAGCCGGCTACCTTCCAGCATCCAACTTCAGCATCGTTGAATGTGAGATCCAGTTCGTTCAGGATGCCACAGCAGTCTTCCCATACGGCTTCGGGGATAGTTCCCATAACGATCTCTCTGCCATTTCCGCCAATCTGACGAACATTGACATGCTTATACAGTTTTGAATATTCGATGATGTTCTGACGGATCATGCCGATCATTACATCAGGAACAAGCAGGCCAGCACCTGTGATTGTTCTCTTTTCTTTTATCGCTGTTCTGATCTCGGACATGAAAGTCTTCACGTCTTCACGTTCAAAGAACATCGCCTGTTCGGTCCTGTTAAGACCGAAGAAGTTGTCTCTTGTTTTCATTACGTCGATTTCCTTTCTTTCTTCTTTTTCCTCCGGCTCTTTTTCTTCTTCAGCCGGCTCACCCTGCTTATCCTCCAACGCTTCGATTTCTCTTTCGATTTTCTCTACGCTTGCACGAAGGTCAGCAGCGATGTTTTCGATCTCTTCTTTTTCGCTTTCGATCGCATCAACTTCTTCGCTGACTGCAGCCTTTTCTTCTTCAGTAGACTCTTCTGTCAGCTCTTCGATTGCTGTCTCTGCTTCTGCCTCGCGCTTCTGAAGTTCTTCACGCTTGGCATCGTTCGCTTTTATCTCTTTCAGCAGGTCGTCGCGATTCTTGCGAAGAAGTAATACTTTTAATGCCATTACTCTTCCCCTTTCAGTTTCTTTTTCAGCTTTTCCTTTAATGCACAGATCTCGCGTTTTCTGATCTCTGCCGCATCATCTGCGCGTGCTGATATATTCGTTTCCTGATAAGCCGGAAACGTGCAACATGACACTTCCGCAAGGTCGATGTCAGTCATCGTCCAGTGAACTGACCCATCGTCTGAGATATCGGACTCTTCAGCGCGAACGTCAAATCCAAAGGAACACCCGTCCACATCTCCACGGCTGACACGTTCATAAAGGTCCATCGCGCTCCGGTCGTTCGGATTGACCTGGATCGTTCCGAATAATCCTTTATCGTCTTCTTTCAGCTCGAGTGTGCCGGACTTCGTCCTTCCAAGGACCAGCGTTGTATCATGGTTAACAAGAGCGCGAACATCGTTCTCTTCCAGTGACCTTGAAAATGCCCCCGGAGCGACGCTCTCACTCAAGTAGTTGCTTATTTGATAGTTTGAATTGAAGACTGCGAAATATCCTTCGATGACCGGATCAGCGCCGTCTTCCCTTCTTGCTCGCAAGTCTGACGGGATCGCCCGCACCTGCCTGCTTCCTAATTCTCTTTTTTTCTCTTCCATTTTTTCTTCCTCCAATTACTCGGAATAAATAGCGTGAAATCTATATTCGACACCCGGAGCAAGGCCGTAGTCGCTCGTCTTTTCTGTCGGTATAGCAGCCACTATCTGCGTTTCTGAAGATTTCTTGACGCAATTAAATGAGTTTGTTCCTACACTGGTCGTGTCCAAACCATAGTTGTGGTCTGCATATTTGTTCATTGCCGTCTTCGATGTAGAACTGGCTTTATAGACGAGAGCCCCCAGCCCTTTGACATATGTTTTGTCAGTTTCCAGCCCGGCTACCCATGAAAACGCCCCTATGTACATGTGGCCCATAACATCCGCCCACGCTTGCTGAGTTACCCCGTCTTTTATCGCTGCGCCGCCGACTGGATATATAGCAAGCACCACCAAACGTCCCTCACCTGTGTATCCCGTGTCGAATGTGACCGTTGTATCCCCTTCTTTGGGAGTGAACGTTCCCGTTGTGTAGTTGTTTGCGCCTCCGCCTCCGCCGGAAGCCCCGCCAAGTGCTGTCGCAAGAAGCACATCTTTCGCTTCAAGTCCTGCCATATCATCACGCCCTTTCTGTGAACTTCCCGTCGCTAAATGCGATGTAAGTCTTTCCCGGTGTGAGTATCACGGACCCTGCAGCGATCCTGTTCGTGTCAGCCAGTCCGTCGACATCCGCTCCTGTTATCTCGAGTGATGCCGGCTCTGTCTCTGATACGATTACGCACATCATCCATTCATTTTCATTAACGTCAATTCTGCTCAACTGTGAAGAAACTGCTTTCATCATTTCTGTCCTTTCTTTATTCGTCCTGTGTCAGCTTTTTCTGATCGCCTAATTTGTCAGTCGGGATGAAGTTTTCCAACATAACCAATTCATCGAGTCCTTCGCGCGGGCTCATACCCAGCCGGTCACGGACTTCATTTCCGTCCACGATGCCCTGCTTGCGAAGTTCTCCATATACATCCGATATGGTCTTCAGGTCCCAATCGAGCAGCGACAGCACGTTGAACTTCAGATACCATTTCGGATTGAGTATCAGTTTGTTCGTCATCTCCTGCTGGATGCCGATGCATATCGGCCGTATCGTGTTCATCACGAACGCGTTCCAAGCGCTTTGGTCGTATTCACCAACGCCCAGCAGAAACGGCGGAACACCGATGACCGAAGCCACCGTCCTTTTATCAACTTCGACTGTGTCGGATATCGCAAGGTCCGCAAGTGACAAAGGCTTGACCTGCTCTATCTGAAACTGTTCCCCAGGAATGACCCACGGCTGGCCGGCCTGTTCCTGCTCGATGTAATCGGTCAGCAACTTCTTCCGGCCTTCTTTCGTGGAAAACTCTTCCGTCATCGCATCGACCTTGATTATCAACGAAGGCTTCCACTTCGTTTCAAGGAAGCCTTTCTTCGTTGCTTCAGCCTGCTTCAGATTGTGAGCGATGTCCTGAAGGGACACGGTCACGCCCTGCCCTTTCCATAAATATGTAAGGTCCGGATTGAAGCGGAAGTGAAGGACTTCACTTGGCTTGTACGCCCTGCCGTCGATGAGTACCTTGTAATCTGAATAGCCTATCGTCTCGAAGTTCACCCGATATCCTGCTATCGGCTCAAGGTTGCGGAGTATCCCCCCGCGTGTGTACGGCTTCACGATAGCGTTGCCCCGTCCGGATAACAGCATCGTCATGACGAAGGCTTCGACCCACTGTTTGCGCGTCATGTTCTTCGTCGGCGTGATGTCTATCATCTTGGACAGTTCGTTCACAATACGCACATCGCCTTTGTCGGTATTCTCCATCAAATATATGGTCATGCTTCCGATAAGTTCAGCGATTTTTCTGCAAGCCGTCATCACTTCCGGATTCCTGTCCAGTGACGTGTAGCCCGGTACACAAAAACCGTCCCCGTCAACT